GTGCCCAGGATGTTTACCTGACTGGTAACCCTGAGGTAACTTTCTTCCAGGCGAAATACAAGCGCCACACTAACTTCGCGATGGAGAACATCGAGCAGACCGTCAACGGTACTGCCGCCAACTCCGGTCGCGTTTCCGTGACTGTCGCCCGTAACGGTGACCTTGTCGGTGACATGTACGTCGAGCTTGAGTGCGCCGTCGCGGCGACCAGGACCACTGATGCGGGTGACAACAACTTCGTCGCTGAGCGTGCGATTAACAACGTAGAATTATCAATTGGTGGCCAGCGCATTGACAAGCACTACCAGAAGTGGTGGCGTCTGTACTCCGAGCTCTACCTCGATGAGGCCAAGAAGCTCAACTGGGGTAAGATGACCACTGCCGGCAATGGCAAGACTGTCTATTTGCCCCTAGTCTTTTTCTTTAACCGCAATCCTGGACTTTACCTCCCACTAATTGCTCTGCAGTACCATGAGGTGCGCATCGATTTCGATTTAGCGTCTGACTTTGATACCTTCCTCAGCACCTCTGTCTTCAAGGTGTGGGCCAACTACGTCTACCTTGACACTGAGGAGCGTAGGCGATTTGCGCAGAAGGGCCACGAGTACCTCATCGAGCAGGTCCAGCACACTGGTACCGATACCATCACCTCTTCCGGCACCAAGCAGGTCCGCCTCTCCTACAACCACCCCGTCAAGGAGCTCGTGTGGTGCTTCTCCAACACCTCGTGCAAGAACTCCCTCTGGAACTTCTCCAATGCCTCCGTTGATACCAACGTTGTGCTCGAGTCTAACCAGGATGCCATCGCGGACTCCAACGCCTTCGTCTCCCCCGCCGCGTCTGGTGCTCCCCTCCTCCAGGTCGGTACCGGTGGTGGTGACACCCGCTTCACTGAGGAGGTCTGTGGTGTCCTCAACACCTTCAAGCTCATCCTCAACGGCCAGGACCGTTTCAAGGAGCAGAAGGGTAAGTACTTCAACCAGGTCCAAGCGTACAACCATCACTCCGGCTGCCCCACTCCCGGTGTGTACTCCTACTCCTTCGCGCTCAAGCCCGAGGAGCACCAGCCCACCGGCACTTGCAACTTCTCCCGCATTGATAATGCCCAGGTCCAGGTTGTTGCCCACCCCGCCGGTGACGCGACCTCCATGCACATGTTTGCGTGCAACTACAACGTCCTCCGCATCCAATCGGGTATGGGTGGTCTCGCCTTCTCCAACTAAATACCCATACGCGGTATTTTAGTAAATAATTAAAAAAACAAAACTCATTTTTAAAATGCACAGTACCAATGCTGTTTAAAAATGATTAGAGAGCTACTTAAAAACGAACTACGTAATCGTAATATGATTCTTCAACCATATTGCTTTGTTGGAAGGCGCACATATGCTCAAAGAACTAAGGCTAAATATTGGAAAGCTAAAGAAAATGCAAAGAAGACGTGTATGAAAAACCCGGATGCACTTGATTGTGCAATTCGACATAGGCGGTGTGAAAACTGTCCATTTAATAAGTTTTTCAGGTCTGATAGACCCATCAAGAATGTCCATCCATGAAGAATATGGCATCATCTAACGATGAGTATGATGGAGATGGGGTAGATATGGGAGTTTTGTAGCCCTTTTCATTTATAATTTTAGAGGCCGTTTCCTCATTGATTAGTTTTTTAATTCTATTTCTTTCATCGTTGAGTTCAATAATTCTTTTTGCACTATGTGTGAATGAATGGTTGTATAGACCTTTGTGATTTAAAAGTCTCAACATCTCCCTAAAGTCCCAAATTCCACGATTGATATCTTTTAATTCTCCTTTGTGTGATGTATCAAACTCTAACTCACACAAAAGGTTGTATTCATTTTTTATATTTACGAGACTTTCCTTCGCGTCTATCATTTCAATTTTCAATTCGAGAATGGTAATTTTATCTATTAGATCGCCGTTTGATATTTCAACTTTCATTAAAGAATTGACACATTTAAACTTTATATATGATCAAACGACTTCTCGACCTTTTTATGAAAGTGGATAAACCCATGTTGGGTCGATGGAAGACAAAGACGTGTCATGAACTCACGACCTCTATAAACTCAGTGTATCAAAACAGGGACCACTGTGGCGACGTTATATGCAAAACCCCAAAGAAGGCTTCTGAATATAATGATATAAAAGATAAGCGTGATAAGTAACTATGTATGAGATATACACCGATGGAAGTAGTTTGGGAAATCCTGGACCTGGTGGTTGGGGTGTGGTCAGTGATATTTTTAAGCTCACTGGTGGACAGCCTAATTCAACAAATAATCGGATGGAGATGACAGGTATTTTGAGAGCTCTTCAAGAGTGTGTGAAGAGAGATATTCAAGAGGTGCGTATATTTACGGATAGTAACTACGTGAAACAAGGAATAAATTCATGGATTATAAATTGGAAAAGAAATGGGTGGAAAGCATCTACGGGTGCTCCCGTAAAAAATAAGGATTTATGGATTCAACTCGATGAAGTGCGTGAAAAATTGAAAATTGTCGAATGGAGGTGGGTCAAGGCACATAATGGTAATCCTAAAAATGAAGAAGCTGATAAATTAGCCAGGGAAAGTGCGAAAAATATATCTGTATAATCTAAGTCCATGAGTGTTCAAAAACAAGACGAACACTGTGAGTGGTGCGAAAAACAAGAAAAGTTGCTTATAAAATGGGCTGAGAAGGCCGCGGGGTATCGGTGGTTGCATAACCATGCACGCCTATTTTACAAGAAACAGAATGATTGGTTGTCTTATCCTAGTATAGTCATAGCAAGTATAACAGGTGTTGGTGGTTTTGCAGTATTAAATCCAAGTGGTAATGAAGATGTATCCGACGATACCAAGAATAATATAATGATCATCCAGTATTTCTTTGCCTTTCTTAACGTACTTGGTGGTATACTCACATCTATCAGTAAATTTAGTCAGAGTCTCCCACTTTCAGAAGCACACTCAGCCATGTGTGTGCAGTGGTCAAAGTTCTATAGGTCTATCGACATGGAAATATCACTCGACGTGAAACACCGCTCAGAAGTGGTAGAATTTCTTATGAAATCTAGGGAAGAGTATGACAAGTTGTTGGACGACGCTCCAGATATACCGGCTATATCGATTCAGGCGTTTATGGTTCAATTTCCAGATAAAGAAAACAAACCGGATGTCTGTAATGGTCTTTCTATTGTGGTGAGTGATGATGCAGCGTCTGTAACAGGGTCTAGACGTGCAGTAAATAGATGGTTGGGAGCTTTCCAAAATATAAACAGAAAAAGGAGTAGAGGAGAGATGGATAAACTAGAACGTGTCGACTCTGTATAATTTTCTCAAGATACTGTAAATAACAATGAGGTTAATTGAAGAAGCTCAGCTCATTATAATTATTACGTTAGCGTTCGGTTTCATTTATAGTAGGATGGACCCAGAAGAGTTTGGATTTAAGACGACACTAGATCCTTACTATTTCTCGTTCACAACGATGAGTAGTGTGGGCTATGGTGACCTAAGCCCAAAAACGGATCGCGCGAAGATGTTGGTGATGATCCAACAGGTGTTCATGTTAGGCGAATTAACAAAAATATTATATCTTTATAGAAAGAAGAATTAATTACAAGCTACAAAAGTTCTAATCATATCTACACAATCATCTCGCCCATACACAGTTTGGGTAAAAAACAAAGTCATCTCGGCATCCTTATATGACAAGTAGGTACCCCGGTACTTCTCATATATTTTAGCAACGTCCTCAAGGTTGTCATCACACCATTCTACAATGTCTTTGTCAGTCATGTTGCGATGGAGACCTCTTTCAATGAAGTCGGCAACCTCATCGCTGAGGGGCATCTCAGTGGTAACGGTGCAATCGTCGTAGTCCATATTTACTTAGATCAATTTGAAATCTTATTCACTTAGGTTAAAGATTGATAATGTGTTATGTATAAATGGAGTTCATATATGAAATACCTAACAATCTTTCTCCAGAAAAATGTGAAGAAATAATTCGTCGTTTCGAAGAATCGGATGAAAAAACAGAAGGTGTAACTATCGGGGGTGACACTGACATAAAATCTAAAGTTAGCGTGGATTTGGGGATATCCGGTCGCCCCGGATGGGATGATATAGATGAACACCTATGTGCTCAATTAAAAGAAGGATTTAAACAGTATAGAGAGCATCTGAAAGATTCTATCGCTGTAGATGAATTGTTCCGAGAGACTCAAGACCGTGGGTATCAAATTCAGCGAACTGAAAAGGGTGGATACTATTCGTGGCACCACGATTCAGTTATGCGCGACGGTCGTTTGGTAACCTATATATGGTATTTAAATAGTCGTGACCCAATGACAGAAGGTGGTGCAACATCGTTTCTTAATGGTAAGCATATAACACCCGAGCAAGGTAAATTAATTTTTTTTCCGGCAACTTGGACTTATATGCATATGGGTATGCCTATTATTACGGATAAATACAAGTACATTTGCACGGGTTGGATATGTGAAAATTAAATGATATAAAGATTTCGATGATACGTAGTATGTGGGGAGTCCCACCGTTATACAAGTTGGTTAGTAACATAACCAAATTGCACCGTTCTTATAGCTCAGTTGGTCAGAGCGTGGTGCTTATAACGCCAAGGTCACGGGTTCAAGCCCCGTTAGGAACATCTTTTAGAATGAGTTTTCCTCATTGTAAAAGTTGAAAGCCTAAGTCGATGTTTACATTAATATAAAATAACTCCAAAATCCAACTACTCATTATCAATTCGACAAAAATGCTTGCGCAAATCACTGCCACGACCGAGGATCTTCGATCTATTGATTATACCGGTGCGAAAGTGACCAATCTGTATATGGTCAACATTGACGATTGCCATGTCGGTATTAATGAACCCGTGACGTTCAAGGATCTTCGCAAGTACATTTTGCAAACTATCTACACACCCGATCTTCTTAAAGGTGGCTTCGGGATTTCTGAGACACCAAAGGGTAACCATTGGCACGAGACCGAGTTTGTTGGTGTTGTTGATGGCACAGATCTAGAAGAAGTTGAGATATACGACGGCCTTTGTATGAAACTGTATATGTATGACAAAAATGCAAACGGTATCATGGACGATGTGTTTAGGGCATTGCCTATGAATCATATTTACTCTTGCAGTATCAATATCATTCTAAAGGATGGACGGCGCGTGACTATCACTGATAATTTTCCCAATACTGAGAGGACGTGTGGATGGAAACCCGAATTTGTTGATTTTGCGACAAAGTTTGTTATGGCTTAATAGCCCCGCTTGACGTCATCAGGTGTAGCCATGGGGTGCTGTCTGGAGAAGAAACTTTCGTTTCCATGATTTCTGTGTCCAATCATGCTTTGATGTGTGCGATCTATATACATGTAGTCTCTTAGATCTTTGTAATACACACGACAGCCTTTTGCAATTAAATCTTCATGTTTCATATCCACGTGGTTATCCATTGGATAGAAATATTTCACATACTTTCGCATGTTATCAACATTCACGAGATAGCATTTGGTACTCGAGATCCACTTGACCTTTTCAAGAGTTCCTTCCTTACTATCGGTAAGCACTGATAAAGAATGGAAAAAACACATCTCAAAGTCATTTCCCTTTTCATCTATGACACTTTGAATTTGATCATAGAGTTGTTCAGATTTCACGATAACATTGTCTTCAAAGATGACTGCATATTTGATACCTTGACGAAAACACCTCTTGTAAAATTCCATGTGACCTATGAAACACCCGATGGCACCCAAATTGAAATAGGTAATATCGGGTCTCTTAACATCAGGATCGTAGTGCATTTCGATTGCCTTTTCAAAATATTCGGATTCCACATGTTCCTCAAACTCCCTCGCGATCTTTACGTTTCTCGTGTCTGGACCATAGATGATTTCTGTTGGTATATCTTCATCATGACTTTTGAAGAATCTTTTCTGTCGTTCCTTTTGGTCTTTGACTGTCAGTAGGAAACATTTATATTGGTACTTTTGTTTGGTACGTGTTTTAAGTAATATATAAATAACCAAAATAAATAAGATGATGAACACTATCATACCTACTTAAAAAATAGAAAATAAATAGAGGTATGGATACGGACACTGTAATCAACTGGGTAGGTCTGGTAAGTGCTGCAATGATTTCAATCATGTTCGTTCCCCAAATTGTTCATGTCCACAAGACCAAAGATACCCATGCGATTAACTATGCTTTTTTGGGTATAAATGTTATGGCGAGTATTTTGGGTCTGGTGTATTCCATACATTTTAATATTGTACCGATGATTGTCGCGAATACATCTGCTGGTTTGTTTTCATTTTCTCTCGCAGGTATGAAACTAGTAAATGGGCTTAAAGAGGAAACTTCTAAATATGATATATCCACTCCCGACGTGTAGTTTGGTTGAGTGCCCGCCGCTCCTATGGTGTAGTTGGTTAGCACTGTGGTCTTTGAAACCACCAACAGAAGTTCGAATCTTCTTGGGAGCTGTTTGGGGTGGAGGGAAGGGCCGGTGTCCCAGTATAAGGGCAACCCAAGTGTTCATGGGGGCATCGGCATTGCACCAACCTAACCTGAAACTCCAATCCAGTGAATAAACGTTGATGGAGCCGACGGGGTGAGGAACCTTAATCGGTCTCACCTCGGGGAGCCCTCTCTATCGCGTTGTATTCACAAACCGGATCATATGTGGGAGACTCATAAGACTGTTCACCTTAAGAGGCTCCCAGAACAAACATATGCGATGGACCCTCACCCTTTCTTAGCTCAGTTGGTAGAGCAGTGGACTGTAGTTCCATGGGTCACCTGTTCGAATCGGGTAGAAAGGACCAATCTCTCATAGCTCAGTTGGTAGAGCGACAGGCTGTTAACCTGTAGGTCATCGGTTCAAACCCGGTTGAGAGAGTTTTTAGATAGTTATCCACTATGTAAAAATTCTCAGTTTAGTATATGTCATATACCCCAAGACGTATGAACCCAGCGTGGCGTTGGATGCGTTCAAATATGTTGAACCTCTCCTTCACTGCCAATAAAGTCGTTGTCATCCGTGACTGGCGATTAGCTGGAGCAAATATCGTCTTAAGTTTGGCTATTGTGGGGTGGGTTATATTCTCATTATTTTTGGGTAAGACCTACATCGTAACCGAAGTTCCAACTGGTGTATCTAGTGCATGGGGCCTAGCTTCTACAGACTACACTTCTTCACAGACTGCTATATACAATGGTGCCGCGTCATTTTGTGATAGTCTAACCAATTATAAGTTTAAATATTCAGATGATTGGATCTACGATACACCCGTATGTGCATACTATTCGGGTGCAGAGTTGATTTCAAAGTTACCTTCGGGGGATGTCATGTTTTTCACAACACATATTCACGAAACAATTAATCAGAGGTATATTAAACCTGGGGGTGGGTGTCTTTCTGACCCAAATGGACTTGGAGCTGCGACAGAAGTTATGGGTAGGTGTGAGCATTCTAAATCCATGAACTTTTTGGCACCAGGTATAGAGGATAGTTATTTCGCATTCAATCACTATTTCGATTCCATTGTACAATCTGGGGCGAAACCAATTACATACGTTAGGCGTGAGGGATCTGATGAGGATTTATATACGTTTGAAAAGGGTGATGCTATTCGTTTAAAAGTTTCTGAATGGTTGAACGTCGCCGAAATTGAACTTGATAAACCTTTTAATGAACAAAATGGTGGATGGGATATTGTAGGTTTTGAGGGTGCTGGTGAAGATTCAGAAAACTACCCATATGTTAGAACAAGTGGAATACGTTTGAATATTGATGTCAAGTATCATAACTATCATTTGGACAAAGACAATGTTGTGAACATGGGTAATGAAGATGTGTACGCTGTCATAACAGTGTCTCCGAAGATTGGGTGGTTCTCTAAGGGTAATGAAATAGTGTATAGCCAAGATCCAGCCACTACATTCGATATCAATAACCCAATTACTGTTTCCAGTGGTGATCCAAATGGTATCTACTACGACTTTTATAGGTATGGTATATTGTTTGATATAAAACAAACTGGTTTGGTAGGAGAAATTGATTATGTTTTTATTCTCATTCAATTGACTTCAGGTGTTGTCATGTTGGGAATAGCGACAACGGTGGTAAGCTTCTTCGCTAAGTTTTGTTTGGGTAACGAGTCTGAAATATATCGGGGTGTCATACAAGAAGAGTATGAAGTTGGGAAAGAAGCTGCACGTTACGCCGCCCAGGCATGTGTAGCCACTAAAAGTTTCAAGGATGCAGATGCAGATGGGAAAGGTGACTTAGATTTTGATGAATTGCGAATCCTCATAAAAGAATCATTTTCCAAGAATTATTTGGATGAGGGTGAGGATTCTCACTTTAATGAGGAAGAGATAACTGGGATGGCGTACTATCTCATGAGGGCCGCAGATGATCACCTGAATGATAGAATATTGGATAGACGTGAAAAGACACCCGAAGAGTTGAGGCATTCTAAGATATCCCTCCATGAGTGGCAAGAGTTATCGACAAATGGTGTTTTCAAATTTAAGAATCTGAAGACTACCTCGAAGGAACATATAAAAAATACCGGTTGGAAAAGGGATAGTCTAAAGAAGAGAAAGAGTGTAAAGAACTTAAAAACTCTGAACAAGGTGTAATTAAGATGCTTATTCTCAAACCATTTACGTACATTAGGAATAGAATGGGGGTAAAAATGAGTGCATTCACAGAGCACCCACCACCTCCAACTAGAATTAATAAAGATAGACAGTTTGGAGATTACACTGTAAAGGTTACAGTTGAGACGACTGACTCTATAGGTGGATTAGATCAAATTTTCATTGGATACAGTAATAACATGAATATCGCAATGAAAACTGAGTTTGCGTGTGAGCGGTTTAAAAACAGTGGAAGTACATGTGGTGATTCAGTAATGACCATCAAAGGTGGGAAATGCGAAGAAGAAGTTGTCATGATGAAGAACAAGTTTGGAACGATTACCCGTGTTCAATAATACTTTTATTCACCTGTTGCCCATGTATTAAGAGTGTATCTAACCGTATTGTTTAATAAATTCGTAGAACCATGTGGATGTGTCCAATACGGTGGAAATATTATAGCTTGTCCTTTTTTTAATTTCAACTTTATTTTTTGACATGGAAAATATAATTCACCGCCTTCGTAGTCATCATTAAGAGCGATGATAATAGAATATACTCTCAAATCTGCAACAACCACGTGTTCGTATTCAGATTTACCAGGAGCTATATTATCAGAGTGGTACTTAGTCTCACCATGAATTTTTCTCATTACAATACTTTCAATGCGTCTAGAGTTACATCCTGTATGTCTATGTACTTCCCCAATAATTTTACCAAATGTTCGAAAAATTTCAGACTGTACTACATTTGAAGACTCTTCCGATAGTAAAAAATCACATTTAACATTGTGAATCTCGTCATGATCTTCTACATGACAAGTTTCATTATCTATAATAGATCTATAAAACTCACATTCCTCATCATTTAGAGCCTCATCACATAAATAAATGGACGTATTTGGGGAAACCTCGCGAGCTTTATACATTTAGTATAAAATGAAAATAGTCTTTATACATAGTCAATTAGTGACCATCCTCTCATCATGATGTCACTTTTTTCACACCATGGGTATATATCCTCTCCTACGAAGTTTATAGCTTTTATACCATTTTCTAAACATTCATCACAAATTGCTTTGTTGTCATCGATGATGACTCCTAGATTTAGAGATCTACAGACATCAACCTTTTTAATCTCATTGGGAGTATAGCTATTTGTAAGTATGATGTCGTCAAAAATATCCGGAAAATATGATTCTATCCATATTTCTGTTTGTTCTCTAGAAATATCTTGACGTCCGGTGACGATATACATTTTTTTACTTCGGTCATAAAGCCATTTCATAGCATGTTGGGAACCTGATATTGGCTTGAGGTGACGAAACGCTGCCGAATTGTAAAACTCTTTGACATGTTTCTGCGACTCTTCCTCTGTTATGTCGAAAATTTCACGATAGACGTAATTATATTTGGTTTTTTTTGGTATTTTGAGTTTTCTAGATCTAGCCATCGGATATAGAAAATTTACCAAAACTTCATCAATGTCAATTGCGATACGAGCCATTTATTTATTACAACATTATTCATAATCTCTAATTACAACACCCACTGGAAATCGGGGAACACCTATCGCCGTAAGGTTTTGGAAACGCACAGTGAGCATCTTTCCAATGTACTTCTCGTGATTCCTATAGTCTTCCTCCCGTTGGACAATCGTACCCTCGGGTCTGACTGTGAATTGCTGACCATCTTGGGTTTTACAGACCCAAACGACGGCATCCGCGTCACGACCATGACCCGTCTTGGCACCAGTGATTTCATATTCCTCGGTCTGGAAATCCTTGTGCTTGAGGAGGTAGTTGCTTCGCTGACCAACCTCGTAGACACTGAAGCGGTCACGGATCATGGTGCCTTCGTGTCCTTCTTCAACATGCTTCTGATGCATGAGAGGAAGATCCTTCTTGGATTTTACGAGTGTCGTTTTGACATATTCGTAATGGGGATTGTAGATAGAATCCTTGACATACTCCCAACGTTGCTCGAAGGTCATCTTATCCCTGGCAAGGGCTTCAGCTTTGAGATCAAAAAAATCGAACACGTGGAACTTGAGCTTCAGAGGGTCAGTCTTGAAAGTACTCGTAAGTTCCTCAAAGTTGAGGTTAGGGTCAAAGGCTTCACCATCAACGTATTGACCTTGCTTGAGACCTTTACCAAGAATCTCAGTTCCGGGTACGATCTTACCAGTCCTTGAGATTCCCCCATCTTTACAGACCAGTAGGCGGACACCGTCAAGCTTGGGTTGAACGTAGAACGGCTCAGAGATGTATTTCTGGCGATCCTCCCATTTGTTAGCGAGCATAGGCAACACTTGGTTACACTTAGTATGCTCATTGTTCCACATGGTTTGAGCTCTCTTGAGAGCCTTTTCATATCCAGTCTTGACATTAGTTCGTGACTCAGAAAACTTGTCACTCCCAACAATGCCAGAGGTCTTCACGATATCCGCAGTTCCATCCTTCAGGTCTTCAACCTTGATGTCAATGTAGCGATCGCGGTTGTGTTTGTCTTTGTGGATAAGGCGTTCCATTGTAGTCATTTTTAATTTCTCAACTTTAAATAGATGTCTGGAATTCCAGTTGTAGATTACGCTAGAATGGAACGACTTAGGCCACCAGAAGTTACATCGGTACAGATGAACCTAAATAATTTGTGTGTTATTTTTATAATTATAGTTATACTTGGACTGTATAATAGATCTGTTACAATTAATCAACGACGTGAGCAATTTTATACTTAAGACATTTAGATGGCGTGAGGTAGATATCTTTTTGCATCAAACGTTTGAACTTCTTCTCAGGGATTTCAGTCTTACTGAGATACATCTTCTTGAGCATCTTCATCATCTTTTTCGTCGATTTCATTTCATCTCTCAATTCCTGAAAGTTACCCCAAAATGCCGTAGAAATTTGGTGAATCAGAAGGTATGCATTTTTACCAATGCGACGCTCTGAACCACCCAAGAATACGAATGTTGCCGCACTACAACATGAACCCTGCGCAATGGTCACAACCTTAATTCGGGAACGTTCAAGAACATTCATCATGTTCAACCCGGCGAATACATCACCACCACCACTCATTATGTGAATACGAATATGTGGCTCGTAGCCTATGAGTTCAGCCCCTTTTTTTAAGAGGTCGATCTCAAGTTGCTTGAAGGATTCTACAAACTCTAGTGCATTTTCCTGATTGATATCACCATAGAATAGAATTTCGTTGCCAATAACTCGAATACATTCAGTCTCCTCAATCTCTTTTTCATCGTCCATAGGCATTCTTCAACGCTTTCTTTACTCTCGTAACTTCTCTTGATTTTAAGCCATTTCCAACACAAAGATGATTGATTACATCGAAATCTTGTGGAGTGATATTATATGCAATAAGGGGTTCTAATTCACCAATTTCAGCATATCTCTTTAATAAGCAAAGTTCCTCTACACCCAACCCCAATCTTGATTTCTTTTGGATATCTTCAAGCTTATGCTGTCGCATCTTAAAATTTCTAAATTTTGTCCAACAACGTCCGGGACGGATTTTACTCTTCGTAAGTGGAGTACCGAGGGCCGTTTTTGGTATAGTCAGAGAATGTAGTATAAAGTATGGCATAAGATTCCAATCACCTTGCGAATACATCATTGTATCGTAAGTATCTGCATCGGAAAAGGAGTTAGATGCTTTTAGGATATCAACACCTTTCGAGTCCAAATAGTTCTCTTGAAATATGTCAAACAGATGCCCATGTTCAGAAACACTGTCATATATTTCAAGTGGTCCAGTTTCTGATAGTATTTCATTTATAAATTCTTTTGGTGTTTGAAAATCATCCATCTCATCATATCCATCCAAATAATTGAAAAACGTTTGAATATTCCCATTTGCTCGGATAGCAGCATTTAATGCATCGGGTCCATTTTTTTCAGTAAGTTTCAGTAAAACCTCTGGTTTGTGTTTCTGAATGAAAACCGTTACGAAGTTTGGATACATACACATATTTGTACTTGTGACAAGTAAAGATCCATAAGTTAATTTATCACCGTCCGACACAGATTGTATTACCGGTTTAAATATCGGGTCGTAATTTTCTATGAACACATGCTTTTTAGATCTTTTTATAAACGCCAAAAATGGACATTTACTTTTAAGATGGTCACTTTGTAATTCTACGTGATTAGTATTTTTTAGAACACTTTTAAGAATATAGGATTTCCCAACACCCGCAGCTCCACATATAAATACATTCCTTCCCTGTTCTATGTATCCACGAATAAGATCAATTTGTTTAGTGTGAATTGTCGTCACCAATGGATCTTTTTTTTGCTCGGTTATTTTAATGAAAGAATCCATAGATGATCTTACTAATCAGGCCATAGATTTGGTGCTTGAAAATGACGCACTACATGATAGGATCGTAAAACCTTTAAAAAGGAAAATTTTACCATTCGTGGCATGTAGTATGCTTACCAATTTGTTAATGATTCTTATTCTGTTCTACCTTGCTCGACGTCTGTCTCTTCTTCCGTCTCATCGGGTGTAGCTTCCTCTTCCTCTTCTTCTTCATATTCGTCTTCTTCCTCATCTTCTTCACCAGGGGGGGGTGGTGGTTCATTCTTCTTCGATAGGAACTTACCTATCTTCTCAAAGGGTGTTCCCGCAGTGACCGCTTCAACTGGGTCTATAGTCTTAGGTAAAGTGAGTAATGGGATCGAACGCACATTTAGGATCTCCGGTTTGGTAAATACATTATCCAATGGATATTCGTCTTCAAAATCTCTCAAGATCGATTTGGGTACCGACGGCGATTGTTCCAATAGACGGTCGTATTCAGTTTTACATTCACCGACAAAATCGAGACCCTCCTTGCTACGCTCACCCCTCTCTAGGGCCAACATGAGACGAATATTCCTAGAAAGCATACCGAAAGCTAACGCAGATGTTCTGTGATTTTCCATGAGTTCATTAATCTTTAGGAACTGTGATATAGTCGCTATGAGCCCCGCAGTCAGGTTTAAACCACCAATTATCGCTGGAGCAAACGACTGCACACTTTCTGGGAATGTACCCTGGGCAAAGTTGGCAGTTCCCGTTATCGTAGAAAGTATAATAACTGGTAAGGTAAAACGAATATTAGAACGTCTATATATAAAAAACGCACGGTGGTGCATATACCTGTAGCATGCGGAGGCTTCACCCCACTGTTTGAGTATATTTTCATGACCAGATGTCCAAGATAAACGCATCTCTTCACGGGAAATCTTTTTTTCTTCCGTCATTATATAATAGATGAACATAATTTTCCTGATTCATCTAATTTTTCTTTTGTGGATACTTATAATTCCTTTCACAAATGATCGCAGACATCTGGAATTTTATTCGATTGTGATTCCGTTTCTATTCTTTCATTGGTCAGTGAACGACGATACATGTGCTCTTACACAAGCTGAAATGTACATGACTGGTCAAAACAAAGATCAAACGTTTATGCACAGATTGGTAAGTCCAATATACAAGATGGACGATAACGAAGTTAACAACTTAACAAAAACGGCGTTTTTCATACTTTGGTCATTTGTTCAATATCGTTTGGGACATTTTGATATGATTATCAAAGATGTAACTAAGACGCTCGCTGGTACCTAAACCTGTCAAAAAAATGAACACTTATCTTGAAATTATAATACATGAGCATACAGTACGCATCAGCTATATCATGTTTTCTTTCATATGGAATCGTATCTAAGTCTATGTACTTTCCCATCATAACAAGCATACGTTCCTTCCGTTCCTCATAATTTAGATGACGCATACCAAAATGTGAGTGTATTGTCAAAGGTGAAATCAGTAAGACTTTGTCTTTGAACATGTAGTTTAATAGAATCTCAATATTTGTAAAGCCCTGTGGTGGTTGTCTCTCTATGAGGATTCTCTCAGCCTTGTCAAAAATGTCTTTATGATCATCTACAAATAAAGGAACCAAGTCAACAAAGTCATTACTGTAAATGTATTTGTAGTCTTCTAAACTTACCTTTTTCATGAACTCAACTTCGATCGTTGGACCATTCCCACACTCAGCGAGGACGAGACCCATATTGTGGAACCCTATATCTATGGCTAAGACCTTCATATTTTCATGTCCAGTATTTTCTTTAACTAAACCTAAGTTGAATAAAATATTTCCATAAATTATATGGTTCTCGTACCTATCAAGTTGTTGAAAAATAAAGTCAATCGTAATAAACTTCTCAAAATTAAAGGTGAGAATGCCGAAATAGATAATGATGATTATATCGAATCTAGAATAAATACAGACAAAAGAGCGAGAGATCTCCTCGCGATTGAGGATGCCTCCGAAATTGCCAAGTACTATCTCCATAAGAAGGGAGTCTTTGAACAAATTGCCAAAGATATACAGAAAGAGTCTAAAAAGAAATTCAATTTTATGTTTCGTAAGACCACCAAATTGGAGAAAACCAAACTTTCAGGCCTTACGACTCGTTCCGGTGTTGACTACGTGTTGATGGAACACTCTTACCCAGATGGTTCGGGTCATTATGGAATGGCTCGCATCGATCATGATAAAAAAGTCGCCAAAATTTATGATTCTATGACGGATAATGAGTCAGATTTCGAAGAACCCCTCAAACACTTCCTCGGAAAAGCATACAAAACTACCACAGGTTCTATTTTCGGTTGCGTTGGGCGTATGACGAATGCAGTGGGTCACAATTTAAACCCTCAACCTACTGGTGGATTTGTATCACAGTCATTTAATGAGTTCAAACATAAGAATTTTGCAGGGGGTCGTGGCGGTGTCCCAAAAAAATATATGGAAGATGCCTTTACACTTTCCCAATACGACGAAATGTCACAACATCATTTCTGTTACATGGAGTCGTTGCATGCTATGATGGCGGATCTAGGTTTAGCTCATCCGGGTCCCCAAGATCCACGTGAGCGTCTCGAATACATAAAACGTTTCATTTGGGGAATCATTCACAAGTATGTTTCCGAGAGAAGTCGTAAAACTATTCAATGGAAGTATTTTGAAAACTATTTTCCATACATTCTCGAGACCATGGGACCTGGTGGCAAACGTTTAACCATACGTCGTGGATATATTCAGGTTCCACCAACCCGTGGAAAGGTTCAGTATCGGTTGAAGAAAATGCGCACAACGGATAAGATTGATGGAACTACACCACTTTCGAAAATTACCAAATGGGCTAAGGGTACAAGAAAGTGGTTAAAAACCTAAGTGAAGCTCAGAATTTATATTTTTCAATAAAAAAAACAATCAATCAACATGGAAGATCTCCAAAACCTCATGGCATGCATCGACGAAATCGCCAGTCAGATCCCCGATGGGATGTATCTGAAAATGGCCGACCAAATGAAACGCGTTCATGACCACATGAACGGCAACAAACCAATCCACGAAGACACCTTCTACTACAGTGACGATGATTCGGTGTCGGACAGTGATAGTGATTATGAGTCAGACAGTGACTTCGCCCCCGCCAATCTCGATCGACAAATTGAACGAGCACAACGAGAGCAACGTCTCAGAGACCAGCTTCTGGATGCTGTGAAGAAGATGCACGAGGAGTACAAGGTTCTCATGAAGTGGGAAAAGGAAGCGAGACGTACTTGGACTCCCATCAAGCGTATGACTGCGTTTCGAAAGAGTCAGGCTATCAAGCAATGGTGTGAAAAGAACGTCAGTTTGGCTCCTGGTGGTCAGGCCGGGGAACTCATTGGATGTGGTCCCATCGTCACTTGGTCTAACTTCTGGACTTGGAAAAACCTGGTGGAAAACGGTCTTCGGACAATTGTGTTGGAAATTGGAACCGAGGAGGAGAAGGTCCTAGATTTCGTCTACTATGATGATCTTTCACTCAAAACAATCCAAAAGCTTCCCGCCTTTGAGAAGAAGATTTACGATGACTACAAGGAAGAATGCCAAAGGAAATGGTATGTCGCCATCCAAAACGCTAAGTTAAAGGTGGTT